GGGACGGGCGCACGATCTACGGCCGCGCCGTCCCCTACGGGATCGTGTCCGAGGTCGCCGACCGACCCGGCGGCCCGGTGTACCGGGAGGCGTTTGAGTTCGGCGCGTTCCGGCGGGCCGTACGGGCGCCGTTCCGGGTGGAACTCCGGTACGAACACGGGGGCGGCCTCCTCGACGTGGTCGGCCCCGGCCAGACGTTGGAGGAGCGGGACGATGGCCTATGGGGGACGTGGCGGGCCATGGAGACGCCGGTGGGGGACCAAGCGTTGGCCATGATCTCCAACGAAATCCTCCGGGGCCTCTCGGTGTCGTTCCGGCCTCTCGGCCCCGGTCGGCGTGAGGCCGACGGGACCATGGTTCGGACCTCGTGTCACCTCAACGAGGTGTCGTTGACGCGGACCCCGGCGTACACCGGCGCCGAGGTCGTGGCCGTCCGACACGCGATCCTCGCCGAGGAGTTCGACCGGCCGTCACGTGATCCGGAGTTGGACGAACGCTTGGAACTCTTGCGGGGACGCGGGTTCCTGGCGTAGAACTTCCCCACCAAGAGGCGACACCTCGCCACGGGCGACCCCTCCGGAGATCACCGGACACCTCGCCGAGGGCGACACCTCGCCGGAATCGCTGGCCCTCGATTTCGGGAGGTAGTCACCTCATGCCAAACCCCGTTCTCCAACGTCTCGTGGACGAGCGTTCGCGCCTCCACGAGAACATCGACACCCTCCTCGGGTCCATCGCGGAGGAGGAGCGCGATCCGACCGACTCGGAGCGGGAACTCCTCAACCGTCACCGGGAGCGGCTTGAGGCCTTGGAGCCACAAGTCGTGGACCTCGTGGAACTTGAGGAGCGCCGGTCGTCCTCGCGTGACGCCCGCGCCGCCCTCACCACGCGGGCCGGATCGAACGAGGACGACAACGACCGTTCGGTGACGCCGACGGCGCCCGCGTCCTCGGCGCCGGTGTACCGGACGTTCGCCGAATGGGCGCGGGACGAACTCGTCCGGAGGTTCGACCGGATCGCGTTCGCGGCCGGTCCCGGCGCGGCCGAGAGGGCCGCCGAACGCCTCACGCGGGCGGCCGTCCACACGACCACGTCCGACGTTCCGGGCCTCCTCCCCCCGACCCACATGGCCCAAATCCTCGACGTGATCAACAAGTCGCGGCCCATCGTGGAGTCGTCCCGTCGGGCGTCCCTCACGTCCGGGGTCCTCACGTATCCCCGGATCACGTCCCGGCCAGCGGTCGGAAAGCAACCGGCCGAAAAGCAAGAGTTCGCCGGAAACGAAATGACCGTGGCCATGATCCAAGCCACGGCCGACACGTACATCGGCGCGGGGAACCTCTCGTGGCAAACGATCAATTGGTCCACCCCCGACGCCCTCTCGTTGTGGTTCGACCTCGCGGCCGAGGCCTACGCCAAGCAAACGGAATCGGCGGCGGCCACCGAGTTGGTGGCGGCCGCGACCGACGACCAAGTGGAACTCGGGTCGGACGACCTCGCCGGGTGGTACGCGGCTCTCGGTAGCGCGGCCGAACTCGTCTACACGAACTCGGGCCGGATCGCCGACACGATCTACGCGGCCACCGACGTGGCGTTCCGACTCGCCGGGTTCGTGTCGAACAACTCCCCGGTGTTCGCGTCGGGCGGGTCGATTTCCCTCGCCAGCGGCCAAGGTTCGGTCGGAGGGTTCCGGCTCGTGGCCTCCCGCGCCCTCGCGTCGGGCGTCGTGGTCGTCGGCGTGTCCTCGTCCCTGCTATGCGCGGAGACGCCGGGGGCGCCGGTCGAAATGCGGGCCGTGGAGCCGTCCATCGGCGGAATGGAGGTCGGGATTATCGGGGCGTTCGTCGCCGAGGCCATGGACCCCGAGGCGTTCGCCCAAATCGTGAACTTGGTCCCTTGAGCAAGCCCGCGCCGGAACCGGCCGGGGTCCCAACCTCGGGCGCGGGAGTTGAGTCGGGAACCACGGCCTCGGCGTCGTTCGATCCGGCCGACTACACGGTGGCCGAGGTCGTGGCGTACGTCGAGGCCAACCCGGAGGAACGGGCCACCGTCCTCGCGTTGGAGATCGCCGACCGGAACCGGACCACGCTCGTGGCCCAATTGGAGGCCATGGCGTAGTGGCCTACCTCGCGGGTGTGTGGGACTACTCCACGTCGTCGGTCGTGGCCGACCCCGGCTCGGGGAAGGTTGCGGCCGACGACGCGGGGACCACGTTGTCGATCTCCACCACGACCAACAACGCCACCGACGTGTCGGCGTCGTTGGCCGAGTTGGCCGTGGGGGATCGGATCATGGCCCAACAGGTCAACGACGCGGCCAACTACGCCGTCCACGAGGTGACGGTCCCCCCGTTCGACCACGGGACGTGGTGGGAGGTCCCGGTGTCCACCGTGACCTCCGGGACCGCGCCCAACAAGAACACGGACATACAACTCGTGTTCGACCACGTGGTGGCGCCACCGGGGCCGGAACCATTCCACGCGTACGCCACCGTGGACGACCTCGCGGCGGCCCTCCACCTCTCGGTGACGACCAAGAACGAGGCCGCCCTCCAACGCGCCCTCAACGCGGCCGCCACCGAGATCGACCACGACGTGGACCGGGTGGACGTGTTCGTGGAGCCGTATCCCGACGCCATCGTCCAAGCGAACATCGCCCTCGCCGTCGAGGCCTACAAACTCCCCGACTCGGCGTTCGGCGTCCTCGGCTTTGACGACTCCGGGGCGATCCGGACGGCCAAGGACACGGTCCCTCGGTACTGGCAACTCCTCACCCCGTACAAGCAACGGTGGGGGATCGCGTGATCCCCCTCGTTGACGTTCGGGCGCGGGTCGCCGAGGCCTTGGAGCCGTTGACCGAGGACGACCCGGTGGTGATCCCCGAACCCACCGACGCCGTCGAGGCGCCGTGTGTCCTCCTCCGGTGGTCGGAGCCGTGGTTGGAGCCGTTCGGCCAGTCGCCGACGTTCAACGCCCGTTTGGAGGTGGTGTGTATCGCGGGCCGCTTTGAGGTGGGCGCCGGGGTCGCCGAGTTGGAGTCGTTGGTCACGTTCGTGGTCGGCCGTTTGGAGATCAACCGGGCCGAGGCCTCGGTGGTGGCCACCGTGTCGGCGCCCGCTCGATTGGAGGTCGGGGGCGTCGTGTACCTCTCGGCGTCGGTGTTCGTCCGGATACCGGTGGCCCTCGTGATCCCCGACCCGGTGGGGGTGGCGTGATGGCCACCCGCGTGGAGTTCGAACGGTTCGACTACCGGCGGGCCGTGGAGGGGGAGATCGCCAACTCGGACGGCGTCGGTTCGGCGCTGGCGGGGATGGCCGACAAGGCCGCGTCGGTGGCCCGAGGGGTGGCGCCGGTCCGGACGGGCGCGTACCTCCGGTCGATCTCCTCGCGCCGGGAGCGGGGGGCCAGCGGGTACGGCGCCAGCGTTTCGGCCTCGGTCCCGTACGCCCCGTTTATCGAGTTCGGATCACCAACCACCCACGTGTACGCCCCGATCCGGAGGGGCGTCGAGGCCGCGACTCGCGGCCCGTTGGCCTAGGGGAGAGGAGAGGACGAATGCCAGGACTCAACACCTCGGAGATCGTGGTGGCGGCCGGGTCCCTCGTGGCGTACGCGCCAGCGGGGACGGCGGCTCCCGCCGATCCGACGGCGGCCCCGGCGGTCGCGTGGATCGACCTCGGGTACGTGAACGAGGACGGGATCACGTGGACCGAGTCGCCGTCGTCGGACGAACTCCACGCGTGGCAACAAGCCGACCCGGTCAAGATCGTGATTGCGTCCATTGCGCGTACGTTCGCGTTCAACCTCATGCAATGGAACCCCGACACGATCAAGGTTGTGGTCGGCGGGACCAACGCCAAGACCGTGGGGCCACCGGCCCAAGGTTCGTTCTTCCCGAACTCGGTGGGGCCTCCGACGGTCGCCCTCTTGATCCGGTGGGTGTGGGAGACGTACGCCACCCAACTCTATTTCCCGAGGGGTCGCGTCACCGGTGACGTGTCGGCCCAACTCGTCCGGACGACCTCGGCGAACTTTGCGGCCACGTTCACGTCCACGCCGTCGGGAACGGAACACGCGTACGACTTCTCCACCCTCCACCCGTCGTTCGCCACGGCCACCGTCGTGGGGCCGTCGTCGGCCGAGACGGCGTACGACCCCGGCGCCCACACGGTTTCGGAGGTGACGGCCTACGCGGCGTCCCACCCGGCCGAGGCCAGCGCAATCCTTGAGGCCGAACGGGCGGGCCAAAACCGGGCCGGGATCGTGAACGTCCTCTCCGAGGCGGCCGCGTGACGGCGTTCGACCTCGACGCGGCCGCCGAGACGACGCGGGCCGAGTCGTGGCCCATGTCGTTCCGGGGCGCCACGTTCACGTTGGCGGGGGAGTTGGACCTCGGCGCTTTGTTCGCCCTCGGTGAGTTCGCCGCCCTCATGGCCAGGGGACAAGCCGAGGGCGACGAGGGGGGGTTGGACGTACTCCGGGCGTTCGTCCCCCTCCGGGACGCCGTGTCGTCGTTGTTCACGTCCCCCGAGGAGTTCGACCGGTTCATGGCCCTCGGCCCCGGACAACCCCACCTCATGGCCCTCCTCACCGAGGCCGTACAGCGGGGGACGGGGGCGACCTTGGGGGAAGCCTCGGCGCCGTCGGAATCCTCCGACGGCGGCGCGGAGAGGCCACGGCCGATTTCGAGCGTTTCTACCGGCTAGACCTTGAGGAGGTAACACGCGGCCCTCGGCCGATCTCCACGCGGCGCCTCGTGGCGCTCGTCCGGTTCCTCCCACGGGAGGGGGCCGTGTTTCGTGCCGAGGCCGGGTGGGACGACCCGGTGGCGCTCCTGGCCGCGTTGGTCGAACAACTCGACGCCCTCACCCGGTTGACGTACTCGGCCGCGTCGGGGAAGTCGGCGCCGTGGGACCCGATCCGGATTCCACGTCCCGGCTCGTCCCCCGACGCGCCGTCCTCTCGTCCCCGGCGGGCGCCGACGCCCGACGAAATGCGGGAACTCATGGGGGGGTGACACGTGGCCGGTGACGCCGGGGCCGTGTTCGTCAAGATTCTCCCCGACCTCAAGGAATTCGGGTCCGAACTCCAAAAGTCGGTGGCGTCCTCCACGTCCGGGATCGCCGACAAGTTGTCGGGGGTCGGCAAGGCCATGTCGGTCGGCCTCACCCTCCCCCTCGTGGCCATCGGTACCAAGGCGTTCGGGGCGTTTGAGGAGTCGGCCACCGTCCTCGCCCAAACCGAGGCGGCGCTCAAGTCAACGGGCGGCGCCGCTGGCGTGACGGCCCAACAAGTCGGGGACCTCGCCACCACGGTGTCGAACTATTCCGGGATAGACGACGAGGCCGTCCAATCGGCCGAGAACATGTTGTTGACGTTCACCAACGTTCGGAACGAGGTCGGCAAGGGCAACGACATTTTCAACCGGGCCACCAAGTCGGTGGCCGACCTCGCCACCCGGATGGCGGGGGGCGCGGCCCCGTCGGCCGAACAACTCCAATCGGCGTCGGTCCAACTCGGGAAAGCCCTCAACGACCCGATCAAGGGGATTACGGCCCTCACCCGCGTGGGGGTGTCGTTCACCGAGGAACAAAAGGCCTCGATCCAATCCATGGTCGAGTCGGGGAACACCATGGGCGCCCAAAAGTTGATCCTGGCCGAACTCGCCAAAGAGTTCGGCGGGTCGGCCAAGGCGTTCGGCGACTCGGCCGCCGGGGGAGCGGCCAAGGCCAAGGTCGCGTTCGGGAACGCCATGGAGTCAATCGGGAAGTCGGTCGCCCCGGCCATCGCGGTGGTGGCCAAGATCGCCAAGGCCGTCTCGGATTGGTTCTCGGGCCTCCCCGAGGGCGCCCAAAAGTTCATCGTGATTATCGGGGGCGTGGTCGCGGCCATTGGCCCGCTCCTCCTCATGTTCGGGAAGGTTCTCGCCGTCCTCCCCCAAATCGGGACGGCGTTCAAAGCGTTGAGCGCCATCCTCTCCTCCAACCCGTGGGCCGTCGTGATCGCTGGCGTGGTCCTCCTGGTGGTCCTCGTCGTCAAGAATTGGGACAAGATCAAGGCGGCCGTCCTCGCGGCGTGGAATTGGATCAAGCGGGTGACCACCACCGTGTGGAACGCCATCCTCGGGTTCCTCAAGCGGTTTTGGCCGATCCTCCTCGGCGTGGTGACGGGGGGCGTGGGAATCATCGTCGCCCTCGTGATCAAGAATTGGGACAAGATCAAGGCGTTTACCATTCGCGTTTGGAACGCCGTCCTCGGGTTCCTCAAGCGGTGGTGGCCTCTCCTCCTCGGCGTCCTCACCGGAGGGGTCGGCCTCGTGGTCGGCTTGATTATCAAGAATTGGTCGAAAATCAAGGCGTTTACCATTCGCGTGTGGAACTCGGTCCTCCGGTTCCTCAAGTCGATCCCCAAGGCCATCCTCCGAGTGTTCACCGGGGCCGTTCGGTGGCTGGTGTCCGCTGGCCGGTGGATCGTGTCCGGGTTGTGGAACGGCCTCCGGGCCGTGTGGCAATCGGTGTCGGGGTGGTTCCACGATATCCCCGGCCACGTCCGGGACGTGTTCGCCAGCGCCGCCAATTGGTTGATCTCGGCGGGTCGGGCGATCCTCGTGGGGTTGTGGAACGGCCTCAAGACGGCGTGGTCCACGGTGATCGGGTGGCTCCGAGGCCTCGGGTCGTGGATCAAGGGCGTGTTCTCGGCCGCCGGGTCGTGGCTCCTCTCGGCGGGCCGATCCGTTCTCCAAGGGTTGTTCAACGGGATCGTGTCGTTTTGGTCGTCGTTGTTCTCGTGGCTCCGGAGCCTCCCGTCCATGATCGTGTCGGCCATCGGGAACCTCGGGTCGATCCTCTACAACGCTGGCCGGTCGGTGATCACCGGGTTGTGGAACGGCCTCAAGTCGGCCGTGGGCGGGATGTTCTCGTGGCTCGGGGGGATCGCCGGGAAAATCGCGTCGGTCAAGGGGCCGTTGGACAAGGACAAGCGGTTGTTGACGCCCCACGGCGCCGCGATCATGCGGGGCCTCCACAAGGGCCTCCGGGACGCGTGGGGCCACGAGGTGGAGCCGTGGCTCCGAGGTGTGTCCCCCGAACTCGCGGGAGCCGTCCGGGTCGGCGCGGCCCGCGCCTCGTTCGCTGGCGTCGGTGGTCCGGGCCGGGGCGTGGCGATCTCCGGGACGTTGACGTTGACGCCCGACGGGCGGGCGTTCGTTGAGGGCGTGATCGACGGGACCGACCGGGACAAGCGCCGCCACGCCAACACGGTGTCCCGCATGAGGAGGGCCGTCCCGTGACGGTGTCCACGCTCCGACTCCCGGCCGACACGTGGAACGACCAAGCCTCGCCCGGTCGGACCCGTGGCTCGTCCGGGACCCTCTACATGTCGGCGGCCGCCAACGCGTTCCGATACGTCTACATGTCGTTCGCTGGCCTCCCGCCCGCGTCGGCCTCGATCTACTCGGCGATCCTGTCCCTCAAGATCGGGCCGGGGTGGAACGGGAACACGGTCTACATTCGCCGGATCACCGAACGGTGGGCCGAGTCGTCCCTCAATTGGTCGAACAAACCGGCCACGTCGAGTGTTCACCTCGTGACGGTGACCGGCGTTTCGGGCGCCGACGGGACCGAGGTCCAATTCGACGTGACGGCCCTCGTCAAGGACATGTTGGCCGCTGGCCAGCGGTTCGGGTTCCGATTGGAAACGTCGAACGCGTCCCTCCCCGGTCGGCCGTTCTACTCCTCCGAGGCGGGGAAAGCGGCCTACCGGCCCACCCTCACGATTGATTGGACGACGGCGCCGACGGTGGCCACCGACTTGTGGCCGTCGGGCGGGGACGCCGTGTCCCTGGCCGCGCCGTGGGTCGGGTGGACGTATCGGGACCTCCAAGGGGACGCCCAACAGTCGTTCCGGATTCAACTCGCCACCGACACGACGTTCTCGGCGCCGACGTTCGACTCCGGGACGGTGGCGTCGGCCGATCCCCAAGCCGACTTGGCGGCCCTCGGGTACGCCGGGTTGGCGCTCAACGCCACGATCTATTGGCGCGTCCAAGTGGCCGACTCGTACGGGAACCTATCCCCGTGGTCGGACCCGGCCACGTGGATTCGCAAGGCCAAGGGGACGTTGGTGATCAACACCCCCGGCGCCACGGTCGATTCCGACTCGCCCACGGTCAACCACACGTTCACCCCACCGGCGGGCGCCGCCCAACAGTCGGTCCGGTACCGGGTCGAGGAGTTGGTGTCGGGGGCGTACGTCCTCCGGTACGACTCGGGCCGCCGGGTGACCACGGCCACGGCGTACGAGATTCCGGCCGGGTACATCAAAAAGGACGGCGCCACCCACCGGTTGACCGTTGACGTGTGGGACAACATCGTCCGGGCCGGGACGCCGGGGGACCTCCCCCAAGTGACCGCCCAACTCGTGTTCACGTTCTCGCCCTCGGTGGGGACGGTCCCGACCGGCGTCACGGCCGCCACCGAGGCCGGTGGGGGACCGGGCGTCGTCCTCACGTGGTCGCGGGCGGCCGCCCCGGATTCGTTCGTCGTGTACGTGGACGGCGTCGTGGTGGCGTCCCGCCTCGACCCGGTGGCGTGTTCCATCGGGGGGACGAACTACTCGTGGACGTACTACGGCGCCGACGGGTGGTTGGCCCACGACTTCCGGGTGGCCGCCGGGGTGATCAACGCCGGGGTGTGGTCGTTCTCCCCCAAGTCAACACCCGCCACGATCTTGACGCCCCAACCCCTCGGGGTGTGGCTCGTGGACGACCAATCGTCCCCCGTGGTCAAGGTCCAACTCCTCGGGATCGACGCCCCCGAACTCGCGTTGGCCGAATCGTCCTCGGTCTACACCCCCGTGGGCCGACCGGACCCGGTGATCGTTCGGGATTCCATGCGGGGGATCGAGGGGTCGATCTCCGGGACCGTGTCGGCGCCAGCGGATTACGACAACCTCGCGGCCATGGTGGCCAACAACCGGGTGGTCCGGTACGTGGTCGGCCGCCTCAACGTCCCCGTCCGGATTCGGGCCTTGACGTACGACCCGCTCCCCCTCGACTCGTCCCTCACCAACGTGTCGTTGGAGGCCTACCAAGTGGGGGAGTTCACGTGATCGAACTCCCGTTGACGGCCGCCCAACGCAAGACCTACGAGGCCACGTTGGTGTCCACCCACGCGATCCGGGTGGAGATCGACGTGTTGGACCGGGACGAGAACGTGTTGGGGCCGCTTGGCCTCGCGTTGATCTCGGGGGCCGTCCATTTCGATTCCGACGCCGACGTGGACCGGTCCTTGGAGTTGGTGTGCCTCGACCCCGGCGGCCGGTTCTCGTGGGCGCCCTCGACGCCGTCGGACGCCGGTATGTACGCCGACAATTTCTTGGCGGTCCGGTACATCGTCACGACCCCCGGCGTGGGGGACGTGGAGGTCCCGGTGTTTTGGGGACCGATCACCTCGGTGCAACGCAACTCCACCACGCTGTCGGTCCAAGCCGTTGGCAAGGAATACCTCATGTTGGCGCCCCACCTCGCGTGGTCCTCCCAAAAGATCGAGGACCGGACGCCGGTCAATGAGGCCATTCGGCGAATCCTGGCCCGCGCCGGGGAAACCAAACTCAACCTCCCCGACCAACGACTCCGACTCGCCACGCCGGTGTCGATCCCCACCGGGTCGGAGCCGTGGAGGGCCGCGTCCCTCATTGCGGCCAACGCCGACCGACACTTGTTCTACGACGGCCGAGGACGGGCGCGGCTCCGGGAGTACCCACGGGACGCGTCGTATCGGTTC